TCACGAGCGTGAAAATGCATATAAATTTCTTTTCCAAACGTGTCAGCGTTGGTCCAATTGCTGAATCTAGGAAAGTGTGCTGTTCTTGCTGGGTTGGTTAAGAAAAATACAGCAATCACTTGACTGTCTGGTTTGTGGATTTTGAAATAATTTTGCAGTTGATACAACATGTCTTCATTGCTGGCACCACCAGATCCGTAGTTGTAAAATTCATCAAACCCCATGGCGTCCTGCAGTATTTCACCATACCGTTTTCCTGACCCTAGTTCAGCACCTTCGGGCCAACTGTCCCCAAGAGTCAACAAAATTTTTTTCATTGGAATTGTCCTGTACTGCCAGCCTTTTTATTCACAGCAAAAATTTTTTGATTTGTCTGATCTTTGATAGTTGGACAAAATTTACATTGTGGTATTACATCATCAATATGATTTAAAAAATGCTGTCCACGACTTTCAAACTCGTCGACCGACAACGGCAGATAGCTGTGTAATAATTCACGGTCTTGTGATGAAATATCAAAATTATGTTGTTGATCAAACTCAGGAAACAATGCCACAGGACCGCATTTGTACAATTTAGCACGTATAAAATGATAGCATTTGTATTGTACAAATCCGCAATCATTGTGCGATTGAGCAGGATCATTATTGAACAAACTGAATCGACCAAGGCTATTTTTTTGCACTGCAGATTTATAAAAGCTATCATATTCCCACACGTGAACCCGTATTCCATTTTTGTCAACAAAGGCATGGTCAGCACCCCAGGTATAACATTGATCTACATTGAGAGGATCAGTTGACTTATAATAAGTCACTGGGTGTTGTAAAAACTTGTTGATTTCAACAAAGCAAGCTTCTCTGTCATTTTCATTGTGCAAACTTATACCTATCCAGTTTTTTACCCAAGGATGTTTAGGATCCTGAAACTTGCTGATTCTATTGTACAGGTCTGGCACATGATTTATGCGAGTGCCATTTGTTAATACTTGTACTGCTTTATTCCACAATTGATTGATGCCATCTATCCAGTCACAGATACTAGGATTCAACAATGGCTCTCCGCCAAGAATGGTTATGCGTTGCAGTCTAACATGCTTGGACCATTGCTGGTATTGTTCAGCATAATCACTCCAGCGTTGCCATCCACGAAAATCGTGATCGTTGAATCGATTACAGTTGTTGCAAGATAAATTGCAAACATTTGTTATGTAAAATTCAATGTTGGATACAAAAGCGCGATGATCACTGGGATCATCGTCTGGGATACTGTGCATAGACCTATTTACCAGGCCTTGAGCACCACCAGGTTTTCTGTTCCACGTCCGTTGAACGGGGTTTCTGTTGTGGTAAGGTCTTTGTAGATCTTACGTGCGGCTGGTTTGCCTGCGGCTTGCACAGCCTTGACAACATCTGCTGGCTTGCGCACAGTTTTTTGCATGGTCTCAATGGTACTGAAGCCAATGATGCTGTTGCTTTTCACAGTGAATGCCTGTGTGTGACTGTCAGCCACCAGGTGAATCAACTTGCGCTTTTTGGTGTCATACAACCAGGCTTCGGCTTTGTCCACTAAACTTGCGGCAGGCAAGCCCTTGAGTTTGAGTTCGGCAAATTCCATTATGACTTTGAACTTGGCAGCACGTTTCTCAGGTGGCACTGATTTGACCTTGCGTGGCTTGCGTTCCACTTTCTTGATCTGCACATACGCACCGCAGTCATTGATCACTGCTTCGCAGAACTTCACAAGATTGCGCATTTGAATCTTGCTGAAGTTGCCGTAGCCCTCAACCAACTGTGCATCCTTGCCCTCAATCACAGTTTCAAACTCTGCAAGTTTGTGCTTCCACAAGTTGGCAATGTCTGAAATCATTTGCGGTGCTACATTTAGGCCGCGAATCACCATGATTGGCTTGTAGTCTGCTGACATCTTGGCGCCAGCTGTCACAAACTCATCAAACATGCCATCCAGTTCACCAGCGCACTCTGACACCTTTTCACGCAAACGGTCCTGAATGTTAGGCTTGGCTACCACAGGTGCGACTTCCGCTACCACCACTTCAGGTTCACGTGCAGTTAATATTTCTTGAATATAGCCTTCCAATCGAACTGTCTCAGTGTCTGTAAGTTCCAGCCCTACCATGCTCATACGGCACAGCCATGCAGTGGTCAGTCGAACTGCTGAGTCTGGCACGCCTTTCAATGCACGAACATCTGCTTTGCGTCCATTGTGTTCCAAGTATGCCACCAGCATTTCACGTGCGTCTTTTTTGCCATAAAAGTAATTGTACCAGGAAAAGGCGGCACTGAGTTGACTGGTGCGATCGTCTGTGGGTTGCACACGCCATGTGGGTTCTAACCCTGTGTATTTGGTATCAGGACTGCGAGGGTTCAATGGCTTGACAGCGATTCGTGTTGCGTTCATCAGGACTCCTTAAATTATATGTAATTATAACACAAATGAGATTTTTGGTCAACCCCAAAAGCCCTTTCGGGCTCAGGGTTAAAACACATGTCCTTTAAATTGCTCGTAATCATAAAATGCAACCAAAGTACTACCGCGGAAAAATACAGTGAGCCCGCCCAAGTCCTCGCGCACATCTGCCCCAGTTGTCTCTGCAATAAAGTCCGTAGCACGAGTCTCTAGTGCTTCCATCAAGTCGTCGCCGGTGGCTTCAAAACTTGCAAGAGCCTCTGCTTCATAATTGATACTGTAGTTTGGTGCTACACTGTTGATCATCTCACTGTGCAAATCGGTAACTAAATCACTCATTGTTGGCTCCTTTGTTGTTAAGTCCATATTATAGCATTAGGGCAATTATTGGTCAACCCGTTTTATGGTAAACCCAAAGTACTATAAATATACCATGCCACGCTTATCCCTATTCCGCCCCAATCGCACCAGAGACTATCAATTTTTGGACCGCACTATCAGTGAAATGTACACTGTGGGCGGCTTGGACATTTACGTTCACAAGTACAAAGGACCTCAAGCCGGCGGCAACGACAGTGCGTTGAGTGGCAATTTTGATGCCACACAACCCACTTATGAAACAGTGGATGTGCTGAATATTCAAGACTTGCTGTTGTTGGAAAACCGCGACAGAGTTTATGACCCTGATGTGTATGTCATGCGCGGTGTGTACAACACACAGGATGTGGATTTTGATTTGACCCAGTTTGGCCTGTTCCTAAACAACGATACCATATTCATGACGTTTCACTACAACGACATGATTGATGCATTTGGTCGCAAACTCATGAACGGTGATGTTATTGAGATTCCCAACTTGAAAGACTACCATCCGCTGAATCAAAACATACCTAGAGCATTGCCTAGATACTATGTTATTCAAGATGCGGACTTTGCATCAGAAGGATTTTCAGTAACTTGGTTGCCTCACTTGTGGCGTGTGAAATGCACACCCATGAAGGACCAACAAGAGTTCAACCAGATCACCAACAAGCCGTTTGTGGCAGAGAACATCTGGGATCCGGGTAACTTCTATCCCACAGGTAGCATTGTGAACTATGGCGATACCTATTACCAAGCACAAAGCAATGTGCCTGCGGATACTGCCATTACAAACACTGCGTTTTGGCAAGAGTACACGCCCAGCACCATCAGTGATGTACAAGGCACACGTGAGAAAGATTACGAAATCAACGATGCTATCTTGGCACAAGCAGATGCAGAAGTGCCGCTGTCGGGCTACGACAATACCACGTTCTACATTGAGCCCACCACGCCCACCGGCGGGCCTGCCAATCCTACCAGTCTGACTGCTGATGAAAGTCTCACTGTGGATGGCACACAAGGCGGCATGAGTACCACCCCCACAGGAGAAGGCTATGCTTCAGGATACCTTACTGGTGGCGGCGCAGCACCCAATGGTTTGCCAGTTACTCCTGCTGTGAACTTCCCGCCGAACCCTGTCACAGGTGCTTATGTGTTACGTCTGGACTACAAACCCAATCGTTTGTTCCGTTATGATGGCGCACGTTGGGTCAAGGTTGATGACAAAGTTCGCACCAATCTCAACAACGGACCAACAAATAAAACACTGCGCAGCGGCTTCGTAAATAACACTGCTACTGTCAATACCAAAGACTTGGGCAACATTCCAAGTCGTCAGAGTTTGAGCGAAATTCTTCGTCCCCGAGCAGACAATGGTG